GTTACGCATTTTCTTGCTTCACCCCCACTTTCGTAAGCAGAATAATTAGTTCCGTCAATATTATTGCCGTCTAAATCCTGCAACTCGAAAGTATCGGCAGTAACATTAGCAACCTTAAATTTTCTTTTATTGATTTCGGTCATTCCTTGAACGCCTCTTATAATTACGATATCTCCATTTGAGAAACCGTGAGAGGTTGAGGTTATGACAACCGGATTGGCTTGGGTTGCGTTGGTAATTGTTTTAGGGTCATCCAGAGAAAGCCCTGAATGCACAAAAAAGCAATCTTCCTGCTCTTTGAATCTTGTAGGCATAAAATATTCCACATAGCGCTTTGTGACACCGTTTATTATTCTTTTAACAATTACCCAGACTTCATCGTCATCCTGGTTGCCTGGAATAACCGCTACACTTTCAAATTCTCCATCGGTAATTTGCCGAGACCAACCAATTACTTCGTGTTCTATCTGCCTGGTTAAAGTAGCAATCTGACCGTCATCTCTAACACACCACAATACGTTGTATGGAGACTGCTGATAATCCATATCTACAATTCCGTCCCCTAAAATATGTTCAGCCAAAATAGTCATATCCAGCGCCTGGTAGGCATCCACATCATAACTGTAAGCGAATTCTCTCAAGATTCTTGCGTTTCTTTGCGGGTAGTAAACAAAGTTGCCGATTTTTTTAGGTATAAGTTTAATTGTTCCAAAAGTAGTTTCCCGTTTTACGATTACATTTGAAGGAGTAAGGGGTGAATCGGATGAACCGTAAAGACTGAAACCGCCGCCTGACGTTCCTAATACCAGAATTTTGCCTGCCGACATCCAGAGAATTGCATTGACTTGTTCTGAGCCAATAGTATATTCCAAGGCATCGTCGTCATTCGCGCCAGAAGTAAAATCATCATATTTCCCGGTTTTTGAACCCCAGACAGTCTGAGGGTCAGTCTTTGTATTAGCGAAAAATAATCTCTGTTCATATAAAGTTACGCAGTTAGGCCAGCCTCTATAATCCGACCACGCTCCCTCTGCCCAATCGGTAGTATCGAGAGTATCTGCTAATTCACTCTTTACATCTGCACTAACCTGAGTTCCTGAGGTGTAGGCAGTAATTTTTACATAGCCAGTTTTAATTCTCCATAAAGCCCCTACGTGTTGAGGTTGAAAAATATTGCTTGAAGCAGTCAGAGTAATAGAGCCAGTCGTGGCTGATGGAGTAATTGTAGTTGAGGTAGTGTTATCTGGTAAATAAGGCCCATTTATAAATTCGACTTCGGATAAAGTCCAAGCAGTATGCCCAGTCCGAGATAATTTTCTTGGCTTATGATTAGGATGCACTATCCACATCACATCTGCTTCCTGGGCAAATTGTAATTCAAAAAGTTCGGATTCTTGATAAGGCGTTGATATTTCGTAAGGACTGCCTCCATCTAATATCTGGCCGCCATTCATATAGAAACGAATATACTGGTGTCCAAATTCCAGAATATATGCTTGTTCGGTTGAAAACTGAAAGGGAATAAGGCGGGTTTTTTTAGAACTATACTTTACTTCTGCAACAAAATATGTTCCTGGCGTCCTTGTTACGCCGCCGTGAGGCATAATTAGAAAGTTTTCGAGTTTCTTTACGCCGTTATAGTAGCGAGACAAATCCACCCTGCCGTCTAATAATGGTGAAAGTTCGCCACTGGTAAAGTTAGTAAGAATTGGCGTTGCTCTTGGCATATCAGCCTCTTTCTTCTATCCAACTATCTTCATCAACCTTTTCAAGCGTTCCTTCCTGAGCATCTAAACTTTTTGCCAATTTTAATTTTTCAAGATATTCGCTGTATTTCTGTCCTCCTAAACTTTGAGAATTGGTAATAGGATAACTAATTTCAGATGCCAGCCTTGTAGCAAAGGCAGTAATAAACGCGCTGTCGTATAAATTTGGGTCGGTAATTCTTGCAATATAAAGAATTTTTGCTTCCCCTTTATTGGTTAATAATTCATTATTTTCAATTTTAAATTTTGCGGTTTTATCGGACATTCTAACAACTCTTAAACAATCTGAGGGTAATTGATATGCGTAATCGTAATCAAAAGCCGGTGTTTTATCCAGTCTGGCCAAAGAAGTTCGCTTTTGTGCAAAATTCCAGGGATGAGCGCGTAAAACTTCATCCAGAAGCAAGTCATATACATCATTTAAAATTCTTGCAGTCTCATTGTCTTCATCAATAGCCATAATTCTATCGGCACCTAAACTTCTTAAAGCGAGATTACAAATTGCTATTTTAGTTTTAGAGGCCATCTTATTCCTCTTTCTTTTTCTTGATTTCTCCTAAATAACTTTTGCCTTTTAAAAAACAAATATGGCGGTATTCTCCTCTCTTAAGGCCGAATAATTTATTGGGTCCCGACATTGTTCTAACCCTTCCGCCGTTTTTAACACACCTTTCGAAATCCTCAGGCATAGCTTAAGCCTCCTTGTAAATTAAGGCCTGCGGGGAAGCGGTAAACTTCCCCGCAAGTTAAGGATTTACCAGCAGGCTTATTCGACGACGTAAAACGTGATTACCTGAATCTTTTTATCTGCTCCAGTAGTATCAGCTCCGCCGGTCTTTAAAAAGATGGTGGTATCGGCAGTCATCTTATGCCCTACACCGGTTTTAGCCCTGGCTTCAAGCACGCCCGCAGTATCTGCTGCTGAAGCTGCAAGATACCTGTCGTCGTCGCCGCTATCTCCCATCTGCAACGTTACACTCGTGCCTAAATCCTCGTGAATGATTATTGCCTGCAGAAAAATTGCTCCCTTGGGAAGCTTAGCTACGCTAATATCCGAACCGTTAGCGAGAGCGTTTGCGGTGTATTCATCGTATTGCACTCTTACTTTTCCGCCCCAGACGCCAGAGTCTAAGATATTAGCGGAAACAGGATTTTCCTGCTTGGTGTAATTTACTCCTTTAACCGATGCCATTGTATCTACCCTCCTTTAGTTATGGGAGAGGGGATTAGCCCTCTCCCATTAAATTAACCTTAGCTTTCAGAACACTTAATCTCGACTACTTTATCTTCATCGAGCCTTGTTACTCCAACATCAATTGCTGCATATACTTGGTTTGCGTAATGCTTTGAAGGAATTGGGTCAATCCTGGTTACCATATCGCGTGCAATAGCAAGCCCTAAGCCGTTCTTTGCCCAGGCGATTACTCTACGGTAACTGTTGCTGTCCGTTGGAAGAATGCTGCTGGAAAGACGAATAAAGTTAAACCCGCAGAAGGTGTTGATTTCGCCCTTTACCAGTGCTTTTACCGTATTGTAATCTGCGCTTTTTACCTCGGTTGTATTAAGAAGCTCCTCCAACTGTGTGGCAGAAACAGCGATAAATCTGGGTTCTTGCTCATCTACCTCGTTGTCATCGAGAATCTTTTTAGCACGCAGGAGTTTTGCCAGAGTCAACCCTTCGGCGCTGCCTCCTAAATCTACTGCCACTACATTGGCTGCTGGAAAGCTTACCTGAGTTGTGCCGTCTTTTCCGGTATAAGCAGTAGCAAAAGCAGCGGTAGCAAGCTTTTCGTCGATTTTTCTTCCTATTGCGTAAGCGATGTTAAGGGCTTCCTCAGAGGTGGGGTCCGCAAGCATTTTCAGCTTGTCTTCTTTGTCAATCAAGGTAGCATCATAGACAGTTACCATTGCCACTTTCCTTCTCTGGTAGTCAGAGTCGGAATACTCAACGTCAGCGTGGCGAGTGGTTTTCTCCCTGGCTGTTCTTGCGCCAATCTGGTCTATGAAGGTTTCCTCACCTACTACACCAGGTTTAATCCTAACTGCATTGCGCAGCTTGGAACCTTTCTGTTGAGAAAGGATTTCAATATTGGAAGCAAACTGCTTCACAAAAGCGGTTGATATGTCTCCCATTTTTTAGCCTCCTGTTTGGTTAACAGAATTTCACACTTCCAGCCTTATCCTGTTAAAGGGGGCTAAGTTAAACCTTTTGGGTCCTGAACGTGTCAGGATTGTCCGCTTATGCAAAGCAGTTGAAAGGGGCAATAATGCTTATCCTTACAACTACTTCATTTTCATTTTGCAGCCGGATAAGCCATCTGATGCAGCCATTGCATTTTCTCAACAGCTGCTTGATGCTCCGGATGATTTTCTTGATAGTAAGGATGATTCAAATCGTTTCTGATTTTGTTTATCTCAGCTTGCGCTTGCTCAGGCGTAAGAGTAAATTGCTGTCCTTTGCCTAAAAGTTTATCTTCTGAAATCATCTCTCCAATCTTGTAAAATAGCTTAATGATTCTGGGGTCATTACCTAAGCCGCCTTCAAATAACTGAACCAAAGACTCATCTGCGATAGCCTTAAATGCCTTTTCTGCAAGCGCGATATTTTGTTTATAAGCAAGACCCCATTCCTTCTGCAGGTTTGCCTCTGCCTCTTTAGCTTCTCTGTCTCTGAATTTCTGGAAATTCTCATACTGGTTTATGATATTTTCCATATACCATTGAAAAATTCCTTCAACCTGGCGAGGCAGAAGGCCTAATTTATGAGCTACATTTCGAAATTCGCCAACTAAATTTTCATCAACAGGCATACCCTCAGGAGTTTGAATCTCTGGCAATTTATAATCCTCTGGCTTTTCTGGTCTGCCAAGCCGGGAATAAACCTCATTCCAATCTTCCTCAGTTGCGTTCTCAGGCGGTAAAGGAATTTTTTCTCTGCCGATTAATTTCTGAGCATTTACCCAGCTTTTAGCCACATCCTCAGGCGTTTTGAAATTCGCCAGTGAGGGATGATTTCTTATTTCCTCTGGCAGATTTGCTTTCCAATCAGCGGGCGGCTGAGGATTAGGGTCAGAATTAGGGTCAGAATTAGGGTCAGAGTCATCAGCAAAAGAAAGTCCTAATACCAATAATGGAAACATCCACTTGAGAATTGTCCCTGAAAAGGGATTCTCTAAAAACATTACGCACCTCCTTGGTTTTGTAGTTCCATTAACTTTTTCAAACGTTCTATGTCAAACTCCATCATTGTTTTGATATGGAGTATTACCGCTCTTTTGCC